AAAGTGTAGACACAATTTAGACACAATTTAATCTATTACCCCTTTAACGTGGTAAAGTGTTAAAGTAAATTTTGCGAAAACTAACATGTTAGTCGTGACACTGACATGTCAGTTCAGATGAAAACTAACATGTTAGTCACACAATCATGTCCGATTTATTCAAAAAAATTAAATCACTTTAACATAGTAAAGTATTAAAGCGTTAAGCATTAAACCTAAAATCACAATGTCCGATTTATTCAAAATTGCATTTTCTTCTATTATATGCAACACGTTAATATCTGTTAACAATCCTGTTCATAATTTGTTCATAAATTGTTTACAGTTTGTACACCACTTACACATAGCATTATGCTATTATAATCATGTCGAAAGACAAGGCAAGTAAATAGTGAATGAAGAAATGGAAAAGGTGAATGAGATGAATCTTTTAAAGAATGAAATAGTAGAAAGAATCAGCAAGATAATTGAATTAAAGGATATGGTAATAGTACGATACAAGAATTCATTTTCGTATACACGCTATATATACATAGTGTATTTAAAAAACGGCGGTTGCTTTCGTGCATATACATATTCTGAACTTCTTGATAGTATAACAATTCACAGATTATTCAATTAAAATTTCCACTAACAGATTGACAACAACAGTCTGTTAGTGTTAATTTATAAACAAAATAAAGAAAAGGAGATGAATAATTATTAGGCTAAAAACATTAATCGCATCAGCAGTCGGTTTTTCATGGACTGCATTTATCACAGCACTGTATGGTTCGGTCAATGACGAACTAAAAACACTATTAATATTAATATTAATAGACTTAATCTGTGGACTAATTACGGCGGCAATCTTCAAGCGAAGCCCAAAAACCGAAAGTGGCGGTCTTAGTAGTAATGAAATGAGAAAAGGAGTATTTAAGAAAATAGGAATACTTCTAATAGTAGCAGTAGCACATCAGATTGATGTTACACTTCACATTAATTATATTATGTATGCTTGTGAGGTAACATTAATCGCAGAGGAAATATTAAGTATCATTGAATCTGCTGGGTTAATGGGAATACCTATCCCAAGCGTGATAAAAAATTCGATTGATTTACTCAATCGCAAAGTTAATGATATTTTAAAAGGAGATGATTAAAACATGGAATTTCCAATCGTAAACACAGGCAGAGAACATGTTGACAGATTCGTTAATGAGATAGCACCCCTCGTATGCAATGAATACATCAAGCGTATGACACGTGGTGAACACGTCATCTATCCATCAACTTGCATAGCACAAGCCGCATTAGAAAGCGGATGGAACATTAACGCAAAGACACTTTTTGGAATTAAAGGTGACGGCTTTGTATCTGACACCAGTGAATATGTTGATGGAAAATACATTAACATACAGGATAGCTTTAAATGTTATCCAAATGCGGCAACAGCAATACAGGGCTTTTATGACTTAATGCAGTCAGAACGATATAGAGCCGCTACAAAAGCGGTTGACTGGGTTGAAGAGTGTAAGGAAATTTATAATTGCGGCTATGCAACAGACCCGAACTATTCTGACAAGATAATAAACATTACAGAAACTAACAACTTAACAGTATTCAATGACTACTGTTTAGCAATCTTAAGAGGTGATGTATCAGCAGAAGAAACTGACAACAGCGGACGCGTTGAGGAATTGGCTGACAAGTTAGAAAATGGTGACTACGGCAATGGCAGAGATACAAGAGCTGAACGAACAGCACAGGACGGCTACACTTTAGAAGAGTACGAAGCCGCACAGGACATTGTAAACAGGAGGAATAAAAAAAATGGCAGTAATTAGCAAAGAAGAGTTAATTAAAAAAGTGAATGAAAGTTCGCTTACTGATGATGAAAAAATATCTTTCATGGAAGATATCACAGACAGTTGGAGTGAAGATGTAAATGAAGAGTACAAGGCACGATATGAAGCAGAGAAAAAAGGAATGGAAGCCGAAATCGCAAGCCTTGAGGCAGAAGCCGAAGAACTAAAGGCAAGATATAAAGAACGCTTCTTGTCCGGTGAAGTTAAGAAAGATATCGTAGAAGATATTACAGAAAATAAAGATGAAATAGTAGATGTAAAGGAGATTTAAAATGGCTGGCAAAAATGTTTTAAAAGTGGGAAGCAATGCAGAATTATTAAGTTATATTATCAATCAGAATCCTGTTTTATCCGCAGAGATTGACCTACCAGTACAAGGTCAGGACATTCGACCTATCGGTCAGTTAATCGTTAACAACGACAGATATAGAAATGCTTTTATTAATACTGTTAATGTTATAGGATTAACAGTCATAAAGCGTAACAGATGGGAGAATCCATGGGATTTTACACTTCGTGGCATATTAACAAGAGGGCAGACAGTTAGAGAAATTATTCTTGACTTATGCAATGTTTACTCTTACAACGAAAATGCAAATAATGTAACCAAGTTCTTAGATAACGAAGTGCCAAATGTGCTTAATTATATGCATAACATTAACTTCCAGGTTTACTATGAAACGACTACAAGTGATGAACAGCTGGCAATGGCTTTCGAAACTGAGGGCGGTTTACTCACATTCATTGAAGAAGCTGTCAGTATGTTATGGGAAAGTAAAATATATGATGAATATATCGTGGATAAGTACCAGTTATGCCGCAGAATTCTTGATGGTACTATGACAAGCATTGAAATAGAAGATTTTGACACGAAGACAGCAAGAGAACGTGTTAGTGATATGAAGTCTGTATCTAATAAGATGACTTTTAGAAGTCCGGACTATAATCCGGCTGGCATAAGACGTGCCACTTCATTCGATAATCAGATGTTTATTCTTAACACAGACTTCGAAGCCGCTATGTCTACAGAAGTTTTAGCCACTTCTTTCTTTAGAGATGACGCTGATTTTAAGGCAAGAGCAGTTTTATGTGATGGATTCGGTAAACATGATACCGAAAGATTAAAAGAAGTGCTTAAAGATCAGTATGTAGAATTCACAACAGAAGAGTTACAGGCATTATCCAATATACCGGCGGTTATCATATCGCGTGAATGGTTTATGGATTATTACTATGGAATGGATAATTCAACTGTAGGCAAGCAGACAGAATTCTATAATCCTACGACATTAAAGAATAATCACTATCTCCACATATGGGGCATTAAGTCAACATCTCCATTTGAGAACGGTGTTGTTTTCACGGCAGGAGTTGCACCATCTGTCACAGCTGTTAGTGTATCACCATCAGAAAGTTCCTTATCTGCCGGACTTAGTTTACAGCTTACAGCAACTGTTAGAACAACAGGATTCGCAAACAAAGCGGTAACATGGTCTATCACTAAGGGAGCAGAAGATGGAAAAGTCAAGATTAATGAAAGCGGACTTTTATCTATCTCAAAGGATTATCCAGTAAGTAAAACTTCAACTACACCACAAATTGAAGTAACAGCTACTTCTATTTACGACAGCACAGTAACTGGAAAAGCTACTATCACAGTACTTTAATTATTATGTTTCACGTGAAACTTTACAATATGTTTCATGTGAAACATTTTAGAAATGAGGTGAAAATAATTGGCACGTAAGCGAATAAATACGCAACTTAATAATCTTAAAACATTAGATATGTATCGTAGACAGATGTTTAATATCACACAAAACAGAGTGAAATATACAGGCATAAGCACGTACATTGACATGGCATATGTAAATAAGGTTCTTTTTAATAGAGGTGTAGTGGCAAGTTTTGTTGATGAAATATTAGGGCATTTAATCCTGCCTTTTTTTAATGTCGGAGTACTTGATTGTTACGGCAGACCTACGAAAATACAATGTTATGGTATGAATGGCTATAGGTCAAAAATCTTAACTGCTAATGAGTTTGTTTTATTATATGATACTACAGGAATGTACCCTTTGATTTATGATGTAGAACAATACGCTGAAAGAATGGCACTTGATGTTAGGACTATGGATATTAATATATCTCAACAGAAGACACCACGTTTTTTTACAACGTCAAACGACAACAAAATGACAGTACAGAATATTATTAACAATATAGATAGTTGTGAAAATGAGGTTCTTGCATTTGATAATAATATAATCGAAAACATGAATACAATCCTTGTTCCAGCTCCTTATATATCTGATAAGGTGAACGAACATAAAAAAGAAATATGGAGCGAATTTTTAAGACTGATAGGTGTGACATCCTTAACAGTACAGAAAAAAGAAAGATTAATCACGGATGAAATACAGGCAAGTCAGGGCGGCACGATTATAGGAAGATATGCTACGGCATACCCACGTGACAAGTGGAAACAGGAACTTAAAGAAAAGTTTAATATAGACGTAGATTGGGCTTTCTATGACGACATGCCTGTCAATCTAAACAGTGAAAGAGGTGATTATTTTGATATATCCGATATGCCTACAGGGGAATGACCTACCGCCCACAGTATACAGTATTATGCAAAGTATTGTTAATTTTAACAACGCTGATACAGTTAAAATAACTGACATGTGGCAGAACGCAAGAGTTAAGATTTTTGATTTTAATTACCCACTCACGCAAAATGTTTCACGTGAAACATTCGAGCATAATATATTAAATCATTATTTAATGCGGCGAATTAATTATGATACTGTCACGCTTTTTAAAATTATGCTTGAAAATAAGCTTAATGAGATAATGCCGAAATACAACACGCTTTGGGATAGTCAGATTGACTGGGATATTTTTAAAAGCGGCACAACTACACGTGAATATAAAGATACGACAACTTCTGCTAATACTACAAATAGTACATCAAGTGGGAAGAATGATAATACATCAAGTACTGATTCTAACAGCATAGTCAATATGACGAACAGCGACAGCAAATCGGACGTACCTCAAGGTCAGATTGATGATGTTAAAAATAATGAGTATATATCTGAATATGATTATACAGTTAATGACAGTACATCAAATACTAATGGAAGTTCAAAAAGCTTAACTAATACTACAAATACTGCTGAAAACATCAGTAATTCTACTGACAATAAAACAATTAAAGAAACAGTCACTAAAACAGTAGATGATGAATTAGATATACTTTTAAAATATCAGACAGAGTATACTAACATATGGAATATGATATATACAGACCTAGATTCTCTATTTTATGGACTTGTATAAAGAAAGTGAGGTAATCAATGAGTGATATAAACGTTAATAACGACTATACTAAAATGAATAATTTAACACCTTTTAAATTATGTGTATTACAGAATTTCCCATTTATCGAAGCTGATTTTGACGCTGTTACTAATTATCAGCTCTTATGTAAAGTCGTTGAATACTTAAATAATATTATTGATAATAATAACAAGCAGAATACTAATATCACACAGCTTGAACAGAATTTTATTACTCTGTACAACTATGTAAAAGATTATTTTGATAATCTTGATGTACAGGATGAAATCAATAAAAAGCTTGATGAAATGTTAAAAAATGGTGATTTTACTGATATTTTTAATAATGATATTTTTACTAATTATATAGGAGTGATTGTTCCATCGGGTGATATTGATAATTTTCTTGATTTATACACTAATAAAGAAGTTAAACTAATTTTTACTAATAGAAGAAATTATAATGTACATAGATATCATGTGTTTAATAAAAATATTGAATTATACTCTAATAATAAAGCAATTATAAATGTTGATTCTGATGGAGAATTTCGTTTTATAAAAAATGTTGTATTAAATAATATTGAAATCGAATGTAATAATGACACTGCTGTTGTTGATAGATATTTAATTAATACATACGGAGATGATGTATATATTTATGATTGTAAATTAAAGCAGATATATTCAAATAATAATAGTAAATATTCGGGTACTTGTGTATATGCACATAATGCAAAAAATATATTGATAATGAACAGCTCTTTAATATATAATTCTTTTAACGATACTTTATTAGGCGGTGCTTTATATATTTATTCTAACAAAACAGCCAATAAAACAAAAATTATTAACTCTTATCTAGAAAATAACACTAGAGATGAGATTTTCGGTGTTTATGGAGAATATTCAGCAAATGTTATAATTGAAAATACTGAATTATATGGATTTAATGGAAATAGAGAGTTTTCTATTACGGCAAGTGCTCTATCTGATAACAGAATTAATTTAACATTTATTAATTGTTATTTACATGATTTAACATCTAATTCACTTCTAAGAACTATTAATTCTAATGGTAACACTAAAAATGGTTACGCACTTATTAATATATATGATAGTATAATTGAGGGTAGAAATGAACTAGTTAACGCTAATACAAATGATGTAACTAGAAAAGAAAATGTTTTAGTTACATTATATAATACTAATGTAACATGTAAATATATTTTTAATATATTATATAATGGTTTTCTTAAATGTGTTAATTCAGTTTTTAATATAAGTTATATATATAATGTTTTTTTAATTAATTCTAATAAAATAGCTAATGTTATTTATTTTTTTAATTCTGAAATAAAAGGAATTGTTAATTGTTTTAAAAAATCTAAAGATATTATCATTTGTAAAGCTACTTCAATTAAAGCATTATCCGAAATTGATAGTGTTTTATTCGCTGATGGTTTTGGATATGATACGAATGAAGAACAGAAATATCATATTGAAATAGATTATGATAATACATACTACATAAGACCTGTAGACTACTATCATAATTCAGTAGATGTAACTAATAATAACGTCAATAATATGGTTAATAAATCTTATTATGATAATAGATTAAAGGAATTTCATTGCGATATTCAATTTCAAATAACCACTAACACTAAGATTTCTATAACATTTAAAAGTTATGGAAGTGTTGGAAATAATGTACCTGTTATAATCTGTAGCACTTCTAGTATATATTACGGATTTTATAATGGATTAACTATCACTTCAAATAGTGAAATACCAAGTGGTTATTATTTCTGTAAATTTATAAATTAAATAAAAGTGAACTGAGTTCAAATAATAATTGAACTCAGTTCACTTTTATTTAATAATTTCCCAGTCTATCATGCGACCCCCACAAAGTTACACCATTTCTGAAAGCGTTGTTAATTACATCCATATATTCACCTGGTACTGAGCCATAGCCAATGTTACTATCTGCTGATATTTTAACATAATTATGATTAGCACTGTCTAAGTTCGGACTTTTAACTCTATTTGTCGTATATCCGTACATATCAAAGAAGTTGTCTGCCATTTCTGCTATATCTCTTTTACATGTGTTAAATTCTATAAGGAAGTAGAAGTTTTCTAACAGCATATTAATTAAGTTACCGCTTGCCATACCAGATATACTGTCTGGTTTAGTTCGTGCTGTTGCAATATTACCGAAAGTGTTAATCATTGAACCTATACCAGCAAGTGCCGCAAGCGGATTTCCTGTTGCAACACTTGTAACAGTGCCGACAGCACCACTAACTGCGGATAGTGCTATATTAGTGCTGTTCTGCGCAAGATACGTTGCAAAGCTATCAACTGTCATTGGAATGGTTGGGTAGTTGTCTATTAATAATCCAAAATCTGTATTACGTTCAATTCCCTTATACTGCACTGGATAGCAAATAGATTGACCTTTATAGTTGATAGTGCTAGCGATTTTAAATTGCACGTTGCCGTCAAAGTCTTCCGCCCTTAATTCTACAGAACTGCCCTGTTGATTAGATAGTGTTATTTTCGTAAATGGATATTGTAAAGTTTTGGAATATTTCGGTGTATAGCCGCCTATATCGGTCAAGTGTGCTTTATTGATTCCGTCAGATATCCCAGTATTATCATTGTATGTAAATATTCCTACTAAGTCGCCAGCTTTTCCCTCATTTACATAATTAGAAAAATAGCTCATTAATTCATTAACACCACTTTCTGATAAATCTGCTCTAACTCTCCATAATGTCATTGGGAGATTGCCGATAAAAGGTGTGCCGCCTGTATAAGCTTCATAAGGCGATACATAGTGTGGATTCTCTACTGTACTATCACTTTTTCTTGCTTCAGTAAAAAGAAATGATATTTTGTTCGGTGTAACACTTAAATTATTAGATTCCTGTACAATGTAATCATCTACTGAAATAGGTTCGGGTAGATTGTTAGCACCGAACGTGTCATTCTCGGGGTGTTCACGCTCAACGAAGCATGTTGCTCTATTCCAGTAATCCCACCACGTAGAGAAGACATCAACAGTGTACCTCAATTCTGTACATCTGTCAGAGCGATATATAACTTCATCTATCCATGCGAAAAACCACATATCTGAATAGTCGGGGTTCTGAAATGCTATATAATTTGACTGTAAACACTGTTGATATGTAAAGTCAGTGTTGATAGTGCCGTTTTTTCTAATGAAACTATAGTTATTAGAGGTGCTTACAAGATGTGATTCGCTTCTAAGTAAGCCTAACATGTCATCAACTGAATACCTCAAGACATTCTTATATGACTTATCCATTTTTATACCTTTTGCTAATATAATTATACTATTCCTCATATCAATCATATCTCCTTTTATATTCTTCTATTATAATTCTTTGATTATCATCATATGACTTTTCTATGCTTATTTTGTCTTTTACATACTCATACACACATAAGTCCTTAGCTAGTGTGATTAAATATCTATATTCTGATTCTTTTTTCTTAAAATTATAAATAACAATCACCTCACTTTTTAATAGCAAAGTCTATACATTGTTTGAAGTCAGTACCACATAAGTCGTTAGAATAAAAGATATTACTTTCAACAAAAGTCTTATATATTAATTCTCTTATATTATTTTTAATTCTATAATCAAGATTATATATGCTTTTGTTGTAATAAACTGATTCTCTAACTAGTCCTATCACAATAGTATTTTTCTTAATTTCTGAATACTTCGGACATATAAACCATACAAGTACACCTTTTGCATTAGTGTATAAAGTTGCTAAGAATTTAAAATCAGTATAACAGAATACTATTCGTAATACAGGCTTATAGTTTTTAATACTATCCTGTAAATGCGGTTGTGGCTCGGACATCCAATTGCCGCCACTTATCATAGAAGCCGCTGAACCGATGGCATAACTTTTCTGTTTAGATTCACGGCAGTATTCGATTGCAAGCTTGATACTGTTATTTTCTGTTTTAATGTCAACAGTTCTAATATCGCCTTGCTTCATATCTCTAATAATTCCACTAAGCTTCCAGTCATGCAAATAAGGACATACACGGCTTATAGTATTACCGACTAACCACAATCGAACTTTTCCTCTTTTTCTATCTACTGTATCGTAGAATATCATCAGTTTATTAGCTTCGTTGGCAATGTAAGCGGTTCTTGACATAAACTCTTCAAAAATGATATTATCTACGTCAAGAAAAGATACCGAACTATAATTCTGCTCTTGCGATAGTGCGATTGCATATCCCATCTTGACACCTTTTGTTGTTGTAAAAGTTTCAGAATCGAAGTGAGATAGATATATGCCACCTCTCCAAAATGTCGTACAATTAAATTTGCCGCCAGTTAATTTTTCAATATCTACGTCAGAGAAGTATTGTTCTATTTTGTCACTTTTTACTTCGTCTTTCCATCTTCGTAGAAGAATAAAACGTTGCCCAGTTTCCAAAAAGTGTTCAACCGCCATTTTATGTTTAACCTGATATGACTTGCCACCGCTCTTTTCACCTAACAAAAGATTGAAAAGTGCATTTTTAGAAGCTAGCGTATCTATGTTGTAATGAATACTATCCTGTTTAATATTAATCACCTCATTCCTTAAATTTTGCTCTTTTACTACTGTCATTAACAAGTTCTGCATATTCCAACGCTTTAGAAAGTTTATAAGAAGTAGGAAGAATACAACAGCCGCTTAAGTCTTGTATGTGTACTGTATTACCTTGGTAGTCTGTTAAGTTGATTTCCTGTTGATTATCACAGTAATATAGCAAATTCTTTCCAGTGTCTTTGTATTCAAATAGTAAATCATCTTTAAAATTACTAATATCATTTTTTAAAGCCGCAACACCGCTTTTGGGTACTCCAGATACTGTTATATGCAATTCATTTTCTTTTTTAAAATGATAATTTTTCTTGAATCCATATATACTTTCATACTGTCTATAAGCGTATTTTTTCGCGCCTTGCGTGATAAATTCTTGATAATATCCGTCACTATCGAATACACCAAGAGGGTGTTCAATGCCTTTTCGGTCAGTTGGCATGTATTTTTTTAAGTCTATTGAAAGTATATAAGATACTTTCTTAAGCTTTTCTAATACAGAAGAGTTATATTTTTCAATTACACTCTTGTCATATCCCTGTAGTAGCTTAATACTGTCTGTATCGCAGTATACAACGTATTCATCAAGCTTCGTAACATTTCTAAGTAGATTATTTCTAGCATATGCAGTAACCCAAACACCATACGCGAAAGAAAGAAAACTTTTCTTTTTTTCATCATTTAATAGTTCGATAATCTCCGTGTTAGATAAATCCTGTTCCTCAAGCCAGTCATAATTGTTATCGTATTCAACTTTTGCACGTATTAAGTTTGTAACGCTCATTCCATACAAAGAGTTGAACTTATTTTTTTCTTTAGAATATTCAAGCTCCTTGCCTTTAACACCTTTAAAAGCTGTTTTATTAACATATTTATCAAGCACGAAGTTAATAAACAACTTAGGCAGATAAGCATATACCGAATAATAACTTTCCACTATCTCATATTTTTCAATATTATGACTATCGTATATAAATTTAAAATCTATGTCTGTTAATGTCATTTCTATCTCTTCTGCTTTCATAATACGTCCGTTGTCATATTTGCCACCTTTTATATAATGACATTTTGACTTACTAATAAAATTGTTATAATACTTTGATGATATATTATAAAATTTGACTTTAACTATGTATGCAAAACAATCTAATAAATCCTCTACGCACTTAATCTTACAAGGCTTAAACTCCGTTGACGGATATTTCTCTGTAACTAACACATATGGATAAGAACTTGTAAAGTCCCAAGAATCTATATTATGTAGAATTTCATCTGTGTATATCCAGTTAGCATGTGTATATCCACCAGCAAAAGCTTCGACTAATAAATTGTATACGTGGGGGTCTGTATTAATTGCCTTTTTGACTTTTCGTCTGTAAGAATAGTCTTTATATGTTAAAGTTTTTAGTTCTCTTCTTACGTGCCCTGTTGACGTTAATGGTATCTTATCAACTCTGTTAAATTCTTCAAGCTCCTTAAGAATGTAATGATATACTACAAGGCAGTCATACTCGCAATAGCCAAGTTCTTTATTACTAAGTTTTGTTAAATTATTTCTTAATTTTGAATAGTCAAGGTCACCTACCTTTTTTTGCACTGGCAAATTAAAAAGTTTTGGAAGTTGAGAAAGACCAGCATTACTCATAAAATAAGAGCATCTAAACTCTATGTTATAATCAAGTAAGGTCGCTTTCATAACTTTGTGTGCTTTTCGTGCCATTACCTCTTCGAAGTCGAATATGCTTTTCAAATACTGAAATTCAAAAGAAAGATTATGAACAAAAATAATTTTTCGTTCTTCGCAGTTCTCTTCTAATAAATCAATAAAATCTTTAAACTCTTTCCACGTTCTACCAAAATATACTTTGTCGTTTATACCAAACATCCAGATATACATACATGACTGCTTTATTGAATTTTTTCTATCAGATTCAGAAAAATTAAGATATTCCAAAGATTGATAAACTCTATTATATAAAATTAAATATGACGTAGTTTCTATATCGAAAGTATATACAGTATTATCTATTTTATTTGATTTTCCTAAGACTTCACATGAATGTCCTTTGTATTCAGTCCAATACTGCATATGCTAGACTCCTATTTCTTATTAAAAATTTTGAATATATCTATTAACTGTTTTTTCATATTTTCGTCATTTCCATAATCTATATAATCTTTTACACGTTCTATAAAATATTCATCATCACCGCCCTGTTTAACGACTGTTATTGCTATTTTTTGCACTTCATACTTAACCTCATCAGTTAGTTTATAATCATCAGATTCAAAAAAACTATATAGCGATTCAGCTTGCTTGTATGATAAATCTTGTGTTAATCTGTATTCATCTATAATCTTCTGTCTTGCTTCTTTTACTCCCTGTACAGTAGACGTTTTTGACTTAAGAAAATTATTTGTGGCTTTGAGTATAGCGTTCATCTGTCCGACAGATAAGTTCTTATTAAACTTAATATATCCTTTTTTCGTTACAGCATTGATTATATCAGCGTTTAGATAATTTAACATACGTGTTGCCGCCCAGCCTGGATGTTTTGGGTCTATCTGACCTCTTAACATCTGCAACATAGCATTAACTTTTTTAACATTTTTGACTACTTGTTTATGTAGTTTTTCTTTGTCAGTCATTGTGTCACCTCTTGCGCTTTATTGGAAGTATTAAAGCAGTTAAATTCTCATTTTCATCATAGAATTTAACTGGACTAAAAGGGCTTAATCCTTTAACATAAAAACTGTCATCAACCATTTTAACAAGTTTTTCATTAACTACTATGTACATATCTTTAAGTCTATATGAATAAGTTTTAATATCATCTATTATTCTCATACAATCTAATTCAAGATTGTATTCATAATCTTCACTGTTTAATATTGTAGAGAAATCTTTCAATTTAACACCATTTTCAGACATATAATCGTAGTTAAACATTCTTAAATCTGCTTTGTATAATGCACAATTTTTATAGCAGATAAAATTATTTTTAAAGTCTAAAATGTAATCAGCTCTTTTATTCCTATTAAAAAAATCTTTGATGAATTTTAAGATTATTTTTTCCATAATATTAACTCCTTAAGAAAAAATGCCGCCACTTGCTTGCGGCGGCTGATAATTAGTTAAAAGGTACTGCTTCGGTATCTGTTGTATGAATGTTTTCCATAACAGGCACTGCCTTGTATGCGCTTCCCATTTTACATTTTACTTTCTTGACAATGAAAGTATCTGTGTACTCACTATAATCACTATAACTTTCTGTGAATAAAGTATCACCACCACAATGTACTATACCCTTTTCAATTGTATTGTAGTATTCAAGATTAAATTCTTTTTCATCAGTTACTACATGTACAGCACAAGTGCCGTTGATTGTCAATCTTTCATTTACAAGTTCTGTAATAGGTGTGCTTGTGATATCACCTTTTGATACCATAACTCTAAAAAGGTCATTGTCAAGTGCGCCTGTTGGTTCACCTATAATTGTTACTTCGTACTTTTTTGTGTTGTTTTTAGCCATTTCTTTTTTCTCCTTTTAATTCTTTGTCTTTGTTTTTTGTTACTTTATATATTAACACACGCAACATGTCGCTTTCGTTGTAGGTTTGTCGGTATTTTATTTTATTAAAGCCTGTTGTGTGTGATAATACATCTCATGTCATTCACCTTTTCCATTTCTTCATTCACTATTTACTTGCCTTGTCTTTCGACATGATTATAATAGCATAATGCTATGTGTAAGTGGTGTACAAACTGTAAACAATTTATGAACAAATTATGAACAGGATTGTTAACAGATATTAACGTGTTGCATATAATAGAAGAAAATGCAATTTTGAATAAATCGGACATTGTGATTTTAGGTTTAATGCTTAACGCTTTAATACTTTACTATGTTAAAGTGATTTAATTTTTTTGAATAAATCGGACATGATTGTGTGACTAACATGTTAGTTTTCATCTGAACTGACATGTCAGTGTCACGACTAACATGTTAGTTTTCGCAAAATTTACTTTAACACTTTACCACGTTAAAGGGGTAATAGATTAAATTGTGTCTAAATTGTGTCTACACTTT